GAACCCTTAATCCTTTCGGATATCGCATTTAGATCAAATAGTACAGACTGTTTTAAAGTCTTTAAGAAATACTATTTTTATAGGGAGGAGAAGAAATACTCCTTACATCATAAAGCTATTAAGCTATTCTATCAATTTGTAAGCGATGATGGACACGAGATTGATTTAATTGAGGGTACTGATCGAGATGAGTATGTAGTAAAACATTCTGAATACATAGATCACCTTCTTTTAGGTGGTAAACCTTATAGATTTGAGGATAATTAATATGGCAACCTTAATAGGATTATGCGGAATTAAAGGTTCAGGTAAAGATACTGTATGTGAAATGATACAAGATTTAGTACCTAACACCAAAAGATTCGCGTGTGCTGATTTACTTAAGATGGAACTACATAAAAGCTTTGGGCTTAGCCTTGAGATTTTACATGGTACCCAAGAACAGAAAGATGTCACTAAGACTCAATTCAGTTGGGACCACCCTATGCTCGAAAAGTATGCTCTAGGTCGTATCGGTAGGGTAACTTACCGAGAGTTGACTCAAGTGTATGGTACTGAGATCGTAAGGTCAGCTCGGGGTGAAGACTATTGGCTTAACCAGATATTAGACCAAGTGTATGCCCATGAGGGGCTCTCGGTTATAACTGACATTAGGTTTGACAATGAAGCTGAACAGATACCTAAGAAGAATCTATGGTATATCGATGGTGATGTTTCTAGAGATCAGACTAATCATGCCTCAGAGACATTGGACTTTGAATGGGATAGAGTCATTAAGGGTAAAGGTAAGGCTACACTAGAGGAGACTCGGTTAGCTATTATGGAGGCTCTAGATGCTACGAAATTCAACTAATCATGATGAAGCTATGCAGAGACTCAAGGATACCACTGAGGATATGCTAGCTACACCTGAGTCTATAGTAGAGGCTCTATCTAATAAATTCCCTGACAGTTTACCAACAGCTCCTACTAAATGGGAGCAATTTGCTAGGCTACAGGGTAGACAAGACGTTATTCGATATTTGAATGGCTTAATTAATAACACAAAGTAGGAGTATACTCTATGTGTACAGGCGGAGGCGGTGCCCCTAAAGCACCTCAACAAAAAGCACCAGAACCTATACCAGAACCCCCAGCTCAGCCACCACCATTGAAGTCGGCAGCAGCTGAAGTCAAAGTAGGAGCTAAGGATAAATCTGTTTCTAAACGGAAGAAGATTGGTAGAAGTGCCCTTAAACAAGGATCTTCTGGATCTAGCTCAAGCTCAGGCTTAGGTTCTTAAACAAATAAATATAGGAGACGTAACCCATGAATAACCATGGTACGCAATCAGTATCAGCTGGTATCTCTGAAGAAACTACTATTAAACCAGATGCTGTATCAGGACGATACCAAGAGCTGTCTGGTGTTAGAGAAACATTACTTCAAAGATCCCGAGATATGGCAGCCTTAACGATACCATCGATATTCCCTTACGAGGGTGTCAATGAGACACAGGAGTTACCGTCTCCTTATCAATCAGTTGGTGCTAGGGCTGTGAACAACTTATCCAATAAGTTACTACTTACATTATTCCCAGTATCTAACCCTTTCTTTAAACTTGAGGTGTCTGAAGCTTTCACCCAGCAGATGCAAGAGCAGGAACAGAGTGTTAAGGAAGAGATTGAAGGTAAGATGGTGGAACTTGAGAATATCATTCAAAGTGATATGGAAGTTAATGCCTTTAGAACACAATTCTTTGAAGCTATTAGAAGTCTAGTAGTTGTAGGTAACTTTTTAATATATATACCTAAGAAGGGTGAACCCTCAGGCTATCGTTTCGATCAATATGTGGTTAAGCGATCAGTTCAAGGTACAGTATTAGAAATGATTCTGGAAGAGATTATCTCTAAGGAAGAATTACCAGAAAAATGGATTGAACAGCTTAATGAAGAAGGCATAGATATGAACTCTAGTGCCGATTCTGAAGCAGCTCATTCAGTTAAAGACAAGAAATTTAAAATGTATACCAGAGTCTTTCTACAAGACGATAAGTATCATGAAGCTAAGTTTATTCATGGTGTTCAATTAGATGGTACAGATGCTACGTATCCAAAAGATGCTAGTGCTTGGTTACCTCTACGTTGGAATGGCTTATCAGGTGAAGATTATGGTAGATCTTATGTAGAAGAATATTTAGGTGATATAATTGCTTTAGAAGGTTTATCTCAAGCCTTACAAGAGCATTCAGCTATAGCGAGTAAGACCTTTGGAATCCTAAGGCCTAACTCTAATCTGTCACCTAAAGATTTAGTTAATGTACCTAATGGCGGATTCGTCTCAGGTGATCCTGAAGATTTAATCTATCCTGACATAGGTAAGAACAATGATATGCAGACAGCTCAGACCATGGCTACACAGCTTACTGAGTCACTGTCTAGAGCCTTCTTAATTACACAAGTGAGGGATTCTGAGCGTACCACAGCTGAAGAGATTCGACTGTTAGCTAGTGAACTTGAGACAGCTCTCGGAGGAGCATATAGTCTACTAGCGGTTACATTCCAGAAGCCTATCCTAATGAGAGAGATAGGTAGACTAAAGAAATCCGGTGATTTACCTAATGTATCTGATAAAGACTTCAGCCCTAAAGTAATAGTAGGACTCGAAGGTCTAGGTAGAGGTACCGATGTGGACAAGTTGATGAAAGCTAGTGCAGCTCTACAACAGTTAGCACCAGTATTACAGATTGTACAAGATATCGATCAATCAAAATTAGTTCAATTCATCTTTAATGGTGTAGGACTAGATCCTGATGAGATACTTAAATCTGCCGAAACGAAAGAAGCTGAGGCTCAAGCTGCTCAACAGCAGCAGGGACAAGAAGCTATGCAGGGTATGATGGAGAAGGCTGCTGGGCCTATGGCTGGAGCCATGGCTAAAGGTATGGCTGAGAATCCTGAAGCTATGCAAGCTGCTCAAGGTGCTATCCAAGGCGCTTTACCTCAGCAGTAAATATTAATATAATACAAAAGGTTATCAATGGATACAGAAGTAGTTAACATAGACATGACAGGTGGGGCTGATCCTTCAGTTTCACTTGAAGATCCTAATACTATCACAGTTACACCTGAAGAACAGGAGCTGGGAGAGCAGGATGATGGTTCTATTCGAATTACAGCTGATGTAGACGCTGCAGACCTTGGGGATGATGGAAACTCTGGCGATGAGACTGAAGGTTTAAACCTTCCTGAGAAATTCGCTAACGCAGAAGATCCCCAAGCTGCTCTACTGAAAGCTTATTTAGAACTAGAGAAATCGAAGAATACTACCGATGATAAGGTAGAAGATAAGGTAGAAGTAGAGGAAGAAGTTAAACCTGATGTGTCTGAAGCTAAGGCTTTAGATGGTGAATTCTCAGTCAAGGCATACCAAGATAAATGGCTAGAGCAATCAGGTCAACTGTCAGATGCCCAATGGTCTGAGATCGAGAAGAATACAGGTGTACCAATGGAGACATTGAGAGCCTATGAAGCTTCTATGGTAAGTCAAGCTCAGGATAGTCTGGCTAGTAATGACTCTGAGATCTATAAGTTATCAGGTGGTGAAGATAAGTATAATACCATGATTGACTGGGCTAACGCTAATCTTAATGGTTCACAGATTGATTCGATCAATACTCAACTTGACAACCCATCGTTTGCAGCTAATGGTGTTACCTTATTAAAATCGATGTACGAAGCCTCTGAAGGTAAAGAAGCATCCTTTTTATTGGGAAATCTACAAAATAACTCACTGAAGGATACTGACATCTTCCAGAGTGATGTGGAGTTCTATCAAGCGATGGAGCACCCTGACTATGGTAAAGGTGGTAAGTATGACCGTGAGTTTGACCGTAAAGCTACTGCTTGGATGAAAGCTTCCGGACAGATATAATAGACTGAGCGAAGTAGCCCCGCCTCGTAGGGCTACAACCCCTTGCTATACAGATAGATATATCACTGCCCACCTAAGAAAGAGTATAACTATAGGTTAAACCAAGAGTATAGAGATAATTTAATTAAATTAATGCCCTGAGAAACTAAAGGCCGAGTGTCTTAAGTTGGATGGATAACATGAATAGGAATTAATGATCTCAGAAAATAGTTGTCTAATTACCGATTGATCATCGTACAGATAACTAAATTATATACTATTCATATTTAATCATTATAGGAGATTAGTCCACAATGGCTAACTTTACAGCAGACCGCTCAGGTCAAATCAATAGTGCAGGTGGTTCATTAGCAGCTAACCGTGCGCTATACCTAAAGAAGTTCGCAGGTGAAATCCTTCAGAAACTTCCACAGGTTCTTTCAACTAAAGGTATGGTACGTGAGAAGACTCTCAGATCTGGTAAAGAATTCCAGTTCCCATACACAGGTACTATCGATGCGGTGTACCATGTTCCAGGTGCTGAACTAACGGGTCAGTCAACTAACAACGCTGAAAGAGTAATTGCTCTAGATGACCTGATGGTCGCAGACCGATTCACTCCAAAGATCGACAAATGGTTAAGCCATTTCGAAGATCGCAGTGCTTACACTACTCAGATGGCTGAGACTCTAGGTGTAATCATGGACAAGAACGTATTCCATGAAGCTGTACTAGGAGCTAGAGCTTCGAGTGTTGTTACTGGTAATGGAGCTGATGGTACAGTTATCGAGAATGACCATTTCCGTATTACTGCTGATGCAGCTGGTGCTCAGAACTCAGTAGACCTTGCTAATGCTATTCGTAGTGCTTGTAAGGAAGCAGCTCAGACGTTTAAAGAGAAGAATGTACCAGCTGGCGTACGTAAAGTAATGTATATCCCTTGGGGAACTTACTTTAATGTCGTTGATGCTGTTGATACCAATGGCTTCTCATTGTTTAATAAAGACTACGCAGGTGGTTCTTTAGAAAGAGGTATGCTTCCACATATCTATGGTATTGAGATTCAAGGTACTAACAACTTGTCTACTGTAGACTTGTCTAGTGTTGCGTCTCCTCAAACAGCCACAACTGGTGTTCACTTTTATCACCAGATTGACATGTCCGCCACTGTTGGTGTGATTATGTGTCAAGGTGCTGTAGCCACAGTTAAGGCATCCGATATTGCGGTCGAAGTCGATCCATACCAAGCTAGATACAAAGGTCAGCTTGTAACAGCTGATTATATGGCTGGACATGGATGGTTGCGTCCAGAGTGTCTTATTGAGCTTAAGCTTGATACACTCACTAATGCTACACTGTAGTATTATTTAAACATTCCCCAAAAGATGGAGGGTGGGTTAACCTTCGGGTTCCTGCCCTCTATTTTTGTCGATTTATTAAAATTTGAGGTTAAATACATTATGTATATTAGAATAGATGGTACCACTAGAGTTACAAGAGACTCAGAGAGAGGTAAGGCTTATTTAAAGGCTCAAGCTGAAGTTGTAGCTAAAGAGGCGGAAGCAAAAGAGATTGAAGATCAAGAGAGATACTTTATAGAAGTGGATAAGCTAAAGGCTGAAGCTAAGGCGACACTAGAAGCATTTAAATAATTAATACTAGGAGACATTACTTATGTCAGGTACTATCAAGACAGGAACCCATAAGATTAATGGTGTCTCCACAGATTATTACTACCCCGACCCTGTGGGTGACATTGAGATTCACTCAGAGCAGAAGGTCGATGGGGTACAGAAAGATTATTACTCAGGTCCAGCAGTTGGCTCAATCGAAGAGTGCACTCATGAGATTAATGGTGTGCCTAAGGTCTATTATAAGGCTGTGACCACCGGTTTTGGCTCCGAGGGTGGCGGAAGGTATTTTACGACCCTATCCACTGCGGGCAGTAAGTATTATACGATACCTACAAAGGCGTTGGCGGGTGATTTTGATATAAGTATCACTTTTGCGTCATCAACTCTTAGCACAATGGTTTTAATAAATGAAGGTGGCGGAGGTGGTGACTTTATACAAATACCATCCTCAAATAATGGCATATCAATAAGATTCGGGGGTGTATCTAGAAACTATGTAGTCACGACTCCTTTAGACGGGAAGCTTCACACCGTCAGAATTGTCAATGTGGCTACATCGTGCGAATTGTTTTTTGATGGAGTATCAGCAGGCTCTCAAGCAATAGGTGCTGCACCTTATAACCTCCTTAATATTGGTCGCTTAGATTCAGGCTCTCAATATTTTGATGGCGTAATCTCAGATGTCAAAATCACTGATGCAGGCGTACTTGACAGGTACTACAAGATCGACGAGACTTGGGATGATAACTTAGTGCTTGTGAATAGTGCTGCTACTTTGGGGGCTGAAATAATTACCAGTACTCCAGGAGATTGGAGCACTTCAAACGCGAATATAACCTTTCCGTCAGGTAGGGTGAGAGTTACGAATACAGCAGCATCTCAGGGGTCTGCAACGTTTGCGCTTAACCAGAATATAGGTGATACGTTATTGGCAGGTTTGTTCAATAAGACAGACTCGGGATCAAGCGGGGAGGGATGGATAGTAAACCCATTTAAATCATTGAGTCCAGAGGATGAGTTATTAGTCTTTCCAGATATATCCAACACAGGCGATTTAACTATAAGGTGTAATGGTACTGGGATAGGCGATTGGGTTGAATTCGATCTACCGACAGTTAAGTCAGCGCAAGGCTATGGCACAGCGGTCAACATCACTAGCGCAGACTCAGAGGAGTTTACACAGGTGGGGGATGATTGGAAGGCTATTGAAAATCTGTGGGTTTTAG